ACAGGTAACTTAACTGCTGGTAACAATTATATTACTTCATTAGCATCCACAACAGGTGTTCAAATTGGTCAGTATTTGTTTGGTCAAGGTATTCCAGACCAATCATTTGTTATTGGTGTTCCTAATTCATCGACTGTTGTATTAAGTCAGGCACCATACGCTACTGGTGTGGCAAATACAATTGTGTTTGCTCCATTAAGTAATACTGCTCAAACATTTACTTTCTCATCAACAGCTCAGACTGCTATTGAATTACATTCACCACAGTTTGCTCCTGAGATTAACCATTGGGGTACTTCTGCCATTATGGACGGCGGCTTCACTACCGATAAGGCGTTCATTTTCACAAAAGGTATGTCAAACTCTATTAACGTTGCCTCTGGTGCAACACAAGCTGTTATGAGTTTCCGTATTGCTCCTTCTGCTTCAAACGGACAAGCCGCTCCAGGTTTAGGTGTTCGTGAAGTGATTAATCGTATGCAACAGATTCCATTTGAGACTGATATGTACTCAAACGGTTCGTTCTTGATTACTTGTGTATTGAATGGTACAACATCAAATACTGCTGAACAATGGCAAAACGTTGGTGGTTCAAGTCTGTCACAATATATTTTCCACACACAAGGTACTTCAATTAGTGGTGGTGAACCAGTATTCGGATTCTTCTTGAACACACAAGGTGGTGTTGGTGGTGCTTCTGGTTTATATTCAACAACACAACAAGACTTATCACAGTTGCTTGCCTTAGGTTCTAGTATTCTTTCTGGTGGTACTGCTAATGCCGCAACGAGTATTTACCCTAATGGTCCTGACGTATTGACTTTCGTAGCACAAAGTATTCAAACGGGTGCAAACGCAGCAACAATTCAAGCACGTTACTCATGGACAGAGGCGCAAGCGTAAAGGGTTTCAAATGCTTATTCAAAGCGTTTCAAGTGTTGCAGCTAATTCGGTCACCAGTAGTCAGCTCACGACTACTGGTGTTGTACCTAATACCTACGGTTCTGCAAGTCAGATTCCTTCTATTACTGTTGGTGCTGATGGTCGTGTAACATCTGTATCAAATACCGCAGTATCAATTCCTTCTGGTGCTTTCTTAGATAGTAATAACGTAATATTTTTAAACAATACTACGATTACTTCTTCTGTTATTATACCACCAGGTAGAGGTGCTTTCTCAGTTGGTCCTGTTTTGCAAGCACCAGGAACAACATTTACTATTTCAGCCAATTCAAGATATATCGTATTCTAATATGACATTTCAAATCACTACACCTACTGGCGGATCCGATTCACTAAATTTTAAAAATTTTAGTGGTACTTCTATTGGTTCTGTTGTTGCAACAGATGGCGCTGGGTTACAAATTCAAACCGGCACAAATTCAAATACAGCCATTTCAATTGCTAATAACCAAAACATTGGAATTGGTACAAATACACCTATCGTATCTTTAGACATTTCAAATAAAACCGATGCTATAAATTTGCCAGTAGGAACAACCGCTCAAAGACCGACAGCGGCTCAAGGTATGTTAAGATATAATACCACATTAAAAGGTATTGATTATTATGATGGTAGTGCATGGAATAATATTTCAGTTTCAGACCCTTATTATTCATCAACAAAAGTTTTAATTAAAAATGGTTCATTAACGGACGCAAGTTCTGTTAGTAGAACATTAACAAATGCAGGTAGTGCATCTTCAACTAGTTCTGTTGGTTTTGCTCCAGTCACAAAAACATCTTCAAAAACAGGTTCATCTGGTAATTCTTGGTATATTGATACAAACACAACAAATTCATACGTTTCTTTTGCTGCACCATTGAGTGATTTTGATTTAAGTCAGTCAGCTTGGACTTTGGAAATGTGGGTTTATATACCATCTGGTGGTTCAAGTTACGGACATACTTTTTGGTGTGGTGGACAAAGTGGTGGTGGCGAATTTAAATTTTCCGCTGGTGATGCAAAAATGTATCTGTATTCTAATACAGGACAAACAGTATCGGAATCCACAGGTACATTTAATGCTTGGAATTGGATAGTATTTGAACGATACAATAATACAATATCATGTTGGTTTAATGGCGTTAATCGGCAACAAGGTACCAATATGCCAACAGGTGGTACTCCAAGTGCTGCAGCAATTGGATATCCATTTAATGCTGAATATTGGGGACACTATGTTGATGAAGTTCGTTTTTCGACTGTAGCAAGATATCAAGGATCAACAACAATTCCTTTACAAACAACTAGCTGGCCGGAACATTAAAAATGAAAATATATGAATATCGTAAACATTTAATTAATGGGCAAGTTCGTGATCCAGATTTTATTACACAGGGTGGTCATTGGTACGAATTAAGTTCAGATACATATATTGCCATAATGTCAGACAATTTACCATATTATGTACCAGACACATTAACAGTTTTAACCACAGATGAACTGGTTAAAAGAGTACAAAATTTACATATAATTACACCATTTAAAAAAAGAATAGGTGTAATGGGTAGTGGTGGTATAGAATCTTCAGAAAATATGACAAATGCTGACGTAGAAAAAATGGTAACCGATTGGTTAAATACAATATGACCACACTAAATTCTGTACCTAATGGATTACTCAGTACTGTTGATGCAACAGGAACTTTGAACATTCAAACAAATAGCGTTAATGCGATGTATGTTGATGGTTCACAAAATGTGGGATTTGGAACAACTTCACCATCCGGAGATGGAGGTTTTGTTGTTGCTAGAAAAAATCAAAATTCTGATACTATTTTTAAAGTAGTTAATGGTACTGTTGGTAGTTCTGCAACCGCACGATATGATTTATCTACTGGCACAGGAAACTCATATAGTATTATAGCATTAAAAGATAATAATGGTTCTCCATATTTACAATTTGCTTCAGGTCCTGCTATTACAGGAAATTATTACGATTCTGCATCACACTATTTTAGAAGTGTTAGTGGAACACAATGGATGAGTATTAATTCTTCTGGCTATATGGCGGTACCAAATCAACCAGGATTTATGGCCAGAAAAAATAGTGATTCTGGTTCAAGCAACCATGAAGTGACTAGTTGGGACAGTACAGATTATAATATTGGTAATTGTTTTAATCTATCAACCGGAAGATTTACAGCTCCTGTTGCAGGTAAATATTTTTTTACCGTTACTTCAGGATTAAATGCAAGTTCGGGAATTGATGCTGATATTAACATCAACGGAGTAAGAAAAATAAGGTCAGAATCAAATGGTAATGCAGCATATTGGACCACAACATCTTGTGTTGTATACATGAATGCAGGAGATTATTGTTCAATATATGCCAATTCAACGTCTACTCAAGCATTTAATTCAAGCGGACAAGGCGGATTTTCTGGATTTTTTATAGGATAATTAAGGAAATAAAATGGCAACATATACAGTAACATTAACAGAAGCAGAAGATAAAGCAATTCATACGGTTGCTTTATCCGCACAAGATTGGATTGATAATGTGGTACATGAGCGTTGCAGAATTGCTATGCAAGAAATTGTTAATAACCATGTACAAGAACAACTAGCCGCAGGCCAACCTATTGCTGGTACAACACATGAAGAAATTGTTTTAAATGTGGATATTAAATCTGCATATCAAAAAAATTTGGATGCTTTACAAGCTGCACAACAAGAAAATACAGCAGGTTAAAAAATGTCATTAACATTTGACGGCACCAACGGATTAATTCCAGTATCATGGACATCTTCTAATCGTCCATCAAGTCCTGCTATTGGTCAATCAGGATTTAATACAACTACTGGTTATGCTGAATATTGGAATGGCAGTCAATGGGCTACTTATGGAAATATATCTCCTTCATCTGTTTCATATTTAATTGTTGCAGGTGGTGGTGGCGGAGGAGGTAGTGCATATTATGCTGGCGGTGGCGGCGCAGGAGGATTTTTAACCGGCACACAAACAGTTACCACAGGAACTGTTTATAATATTTCTGTTGGTGCCGGAGGTTCTGCTGGCGGAGGCGGTGCGCCAGGAGTTCAAGGTTCACCATCATCATTTTCTGCCGTTTCAACTACTGCTGTTGGTGGAGGTTATGGCGCCAATGGTAACAACACAAATCAATTAGGAGGACCAGGAGGTTCGGGTGGCGGAGCTTCCGGTACCGGATCTGTTCCATCTGGAACACCTGGAGTAAGTGGAGGATCTGGAACACCAGGACAAGGAAATCCAGGTGGCGCCTCATATGATATTTCAGGTACAGGAGCAGGCGGTGGTGGTGGCGGTTCAGCGGCGGCCGGAGGAAATGCTTCAAATAATCAAGGCGGTGCAGGAGGATCAGGTACTTCATCTTCAATTACAGGCACATCTGTTTATTATGCGGGTGGTGGTGGTGGCGGAGGCGGTTCATCTGCTGGTACTGGAGGAGCTGGAGGTAATGGAGGTGGTGCTACAGGCGCAGGACCAACTAGTGCGGGTAGTGCAACAGCTTATACCGGAGGCGGCGGTGGCGGTGGATCAGGACCAACTCAAAATGGTAGTAGCGGAGCTTCTGGAGTTGTTATTATTTCTTATTCATCAGTATATAAACCTGCTACTGCTACCGGAACTTTTACACAAACTAGTGTTAACGGTAATTACATTTATACATTTACTGGATCAGGTTCAATTACCTTCTAATTCGCACAACATAAATAGTCCATCATAGGAGAAATTGATGGCAACAATAACAAACAGAGCAGACTTTACAAGCTATTGCCTTCGTAGATTAGGTGCTCCAGTAATCGAAATCAACGTAGACCAAGACCAGATATCTGACCGTATCGATGATGCGTTACAGTATTGGCAAGATTACCATTTTGATGGTCTACAAAAGGTTTACTGGATTCATTACATCACACAAACTGATATCAATAACCAGTATTTGGATGCCACTCAAGCGGTAGACCAAGATGGTAATGCCATTGAATTGGCTGGTATTACTCGTATTTTCCCACTTACCGATTCACAGGCAACTATCAATATGTTCGACCTGCGTTATCAGTTACGCTTAAACGAATTATACGACTTCACCTCCGCATCGTACATCAACTATAACCTCACACAACAACACTTACGTTCTCTGGAGATTCAGTTTACTGGAGAAGTTCCTATTCGCTTCCAAAGACATATGCAAAGACTGTATATTGATTGGGCATGGGGCAACTATGAGGCACCAGTAGGTCAGGTAGTGGTAGCCGAGGCATATGCGGTAATTAATCCAGACTTCTATACTTTGGTATGGAATGACCGTTGGTTAAAAGAGTATGCTACCGCTTTGATTAAAAGAACATGGGGTAATAACCTTTCTAAATTTGCCGGTTTACAATTACCAGGTGGCGTTACATTAGATGGCAAAACTCTTTATAATGAAGCTTGTGGTGAAATTGAGCGACTAGAAAAAGAAATGGAAATGAATTACGGTGCTCCTCTTGAATGGTTCATGAACTAATATGCTCACCAATCCTTACTTTAATAACTATGGTTCAATTGCTGAACAGAGAGTAATCGAGGACTTAATTGTTGAATCAATTAAGGTAATGGGTTTTCAGGCATATTATTTGCCTAATGATAATGATTCGGCAAGAGACCTTCTATATGGTGAAGATCCAGTTAAAAAATTCAAAGATGCTTTTCCATTGGAAATGTATCTTTCTAATTCTATGGAATATTTGGGTGAAAAAGAATTCTTTTCCAAGTTTGGTCTTGAAATTAAAAACAATGTTCAAGTCATTCTTTCTAAGCGTTCTTTCTCATTAAGAGTACCACAAAATACTTTTACCAGACCACGAGAAGGTGATTTGATTTATGTTCCATTTTTAAATGGCACAGGTGAGTTGTTTGAAATTAAATTCACAAATCAAACAAAAGACTTCTTCATGTTGGGTCGCCAAGTACCATATTTCTATGAATTAGAATTAGAGAAATTCAAATACTCACAAGAAATTATTCAGTCTGGTGTGGCAGATATTGATGCTGTTGTTACGGATTCTGCTTACACATTACACTTGAATATTGATACTCGTTTGTTAACCACATATAGTGCCAATTCTTG